GAAACTCCTATCAATGAAGTTGTTCTTCCTCTAATGAACGTTTCGCGCCGACTGCCCGATAACACAGTAAATGAAAAAGAGCCAAATCAGCAGCGAATATTCATGACATCTGCGGGCGTAAAAACATCGTTCGCATATGACCTTTTAATTGACGACTTTATTGACTCAATCATTCACCCAAAATCAACTTTTGTTTTTGGTTGTGATTATCGTGTTCCAGTTATTCATGGCCTACTTGACAAAACCTATATCAACAAACTTAAAACATCTTCTTCCTTTAAAGAAGAATCTTTTGCCCGAGAGTATGCATCACTTTGGTCAGGTTCTTCAGAAGAAGCATGGTTTAATTTTGATAAATTAACCAAATATAGAAAGATAAAAAACCCAGAAACGTCCGCAAAATTTAGAGCTAACTCTAACCAGTTCTACTTATTATCAGTAGACGTTGGTAGATTGAATGACCAAACTGTCTGTTGTGTTTTTAGAGTTAACGTATCTGGCGAGGGCAAATATTTTGCTACTCTTGTAAACCTATACGTCCTAGGCCGTCAGGCTGAGACAAAAACTTTTAATCGACAAGCAATCGAACTCAAACGCATCATCAAAAAATTCAATCCTCTAGAAGTTGTTATCGATACCAACGGTCTAGGTATTGGTTTTGCTGATGAAATGATTCGTGAACAAGTCGATGAATTCGGAAACATTTACGAGCCTCTAGGTTTCAAAAATGATGACGAATTCCTAAAAGTTCAACCAAAAGATGCAATGTGCATCCTGTATGGTATCAAAGCCAATGGACCTCTTAACTCCAAAATCCACGGTAATGCTTACACCCGCATAAATGGCGGCCTTGTTCGCTTCCTCATAAAAGAACAAGAAGCAAAGAATGCTCTATTATCTACCAAGGTCGGTCAGAAAATGACGGTCAAGCAACGCGTACAGCGTCTAATGCCGCATGAAATGACCACAAAACTTTTTGAAGAAATGGCTAACCTAAGACTACGCCGCACCGGTGTTTCTCTTGATATTGTCCTCGAACAAATTAATCCACGTTATCCAAAAGATAAATATTCAGCATTTGCTTATGGATTATGGCGTATTAAGGAACTCGAAGAAGAACAAAACAAGAGACGGCGCCGTCGTGGTATGTTCGACAAACGTTAGCTAGTTTTCTGTACTGGAGGAGTCTAAGATATGAGCGATACTAATAACATGGAACGACTTCATAACTTTGACCTCGCTTCTTTCCGGAAAGCTCAGGATGCTATGATTGCGACCAGCGCTAACTCCTATGGTAGTTATCGTGGTCACGAATATCGCGATAGAGTCCGAGACTACACAGAAGAAGAAGTAAAGAAAATAATTGAGAGTGGTTCGCTGTTTGCGCAGCAAGCTTTATCTCGTAATTATTTCAAAAAAGATGGTTTTTATAAATAGTTGATTCTACATTATGCAACCTTGCTAAAATACATTGGAATTTTAATTCCTAATCCAACACCGGGTAAGAGTCTCTCCACATCTCATATCTCAAAAAGATATTTTCAAGCGTTGGATTTTGTAGATAAGATGAATTTACAAACTGTCTTAGTTGATTGGGCTTAGAAGATATTGGTTAATGGATGTTACTATGGCATCTTGGTCAATAATGATAAGCTGAACTTCTGCGTCTTAGACTTGCCCGTCGCTTACTGTACAACCAGATTTAAAGATTATGCTGGCAATGATATTATTGAATTTGATGTTTCTTATTTCAATAGTTTAGACAAAGACTCGAAGAAAGCAGCGCTAGCTGCTTATCCCGACTTTATTGTCAAAGCCTATCGCCGCTGGAATGTTGGCAAGTTGAAATCAAAATGGGTGGTTATTCCTTCTGATATTGGAATTTGCTTCCCTATGTTTGATGGTTGCCCATTCTTCATTCATGTTATTCCTTCTATAATTAAATATGGTGAAACAGTAGAAACTGAGCAGGAAAGAGACAAAGAGGAAATCAGAAAAGTTATAGTTCAAAAGATACCTCATTTAACTGATGGCCGCTTGCTATTTGAACCAGATGAGGCTGTTGAAATTCACAATGGCGCAGTTGGTATGGTAAGAAATAATAAGAATACCAGTGTGTTAACTACTTATGCTGATGTGGATGCAATAGTGTCTAAAGCTTCTTCAGAAAATAGTGGCACTGTGTTAGAAAAAATGCAACAAAACATTTACAGTTAGGCTGGAATCAGCAGCGAGATATTCGCAGCTACGGGCGGCAACACGACCGAAACGTCATTGAACTTCGACACTGCTGTAATGATGAATTTGGCAAATAAGTTTGCTAAGTTTGTAACTAATATAGTAAATGTTGAGTTTGCGAACTCTAATATCAATTTCAAATATACCATCTTACCAATTACCCACCATAATGAAACCAAGTATATTGATAATAGCTATAAGTTAGCAACTGCTGGCTATAGTTTAATTGTCCCAGCTCTCGCGCAAGGGCTTACTCAGCGCGACTTGGTAAATGTTAAGGATTTGGAGAATGATGTTTTGAAGTTAACCGAGAAACTAATTCCTCCTATTACTGCTTTTACACAAGATGGTGAAAGTGGAGGTAATGGGCGCCCCACCAAAGAAACTGGTGAGAAAAAGGATAAGACCCTTGAGAACGAAAAGTCTATAGAAAAGTCAAAAACGCAAGGAGGCTCTGAATAATGTTTGATGAAAACATTGGTTTAGAATTTCCCGTAACTGTTTATGGCAATTTAGAAAAATATAATGAGACCATTTCTAAAGGACGTTGCCGCATTTTTTATAAGTACGGCAACCGAAATGGTACTTATATAACCGATGAGTTTGCAGAAAAATTGCTTTCAACCGTTCCTTATGCGCCCGTTAAGGGTATTTATGAGGGAGATGAGGGTGATTACACCGACCATGGTAAAGCTCGCAGTCAAGGTAGAATTTATGGTATTGTTCCAGAAAATCCTAACCTCAGCTGGGAGGACCATGAAGATGAAGATGGCGTTGTAAGAACTTATGCTTGCGTCGACGTTTTGATTTTCACTGGTTTATATACCGAGGCTAATGCAATCGTTGGCAAATCTCAATCTATGGAAATTTATCCTCCATCTATTAAGGGTGCTTGGAAAATTATCAATGGTAAAAAATATTATGTTTTTGAGGAAGGTCATTTTTTAGGACTTTAGGTTCTGGGTGATGCAGTTGAACCTTGCTTTGAAGGCGCTGCTTTCTTCGCCTTGTATCAAGACCTAAAGAGAATGGTTGACCAAATTCAAGAATACAATCTAAATGGACATAACGGAGGGAATACTAAGATGCTTAATTATAAGTTATCTGATAACGCCAAGTTTAATGCTCTGTGGAGTCTGCTAAACGTCAACTACACTGAAGCTAATAATTGGCTGATTGAATATGATATTTGCGAAATCTATGATGACTATGCAGTCGTGAGAAATTATTCCGAAGGTTGCTTCGAGAGAGTTTATTACACTAAGAACGACGAAACTGATTCAGTAGAGTTGGGAGAGCGCGTTCGCTGCTACATTATGGATGTAAGCGAAGCTGAAAAGAATGCTCTAGATGCTCTTCATGCTATGAACGAAGGCACCTACGAGAAGGTAGATGAAAACTACCAGGCCGCTAAGGATGCTGCTGAAACTGCCGCTAATGACTTGGCTGCTAAGGTTGAAGAGTACAACGTCCTATCTGGAACTGTTGAAACTCTAACAACTGAAAAATCAAATTTTGAAACCAAAATTGGAGAGTTGGAAGAAAGCATCTCCACTTTAACTACAGAGAGAAATGATGCGCAGACTCAGCTAGATGCTGCTAATAACACTATTACCACTCTGACTGAGGAAAATGCTTCTTTGAATTCTTTCAAAACAGAGATTGAAAAAGAGCAAAAGCAGGCTGTCATTAGTAAGTATAGTGAACTGTTGGATGAAGATGTGTTGAACACTTATTCTGAAAATCTAGACAACTACACCGCTAAGGACTTGGATAAGGAACTGGCTTATGAGCTTGTTACTGCAAATCAATCTGTATTTACTAATGGCAGCAAGGGCCAGGCATACATTCCTAAGGAAGAGCCTGCCATGAGCGGCCTAGAAGAAATTCTATCTAAGTATAAGAAGAACTAATTGGAGGTTTTACAATGGCTCTAAAGAGATTTATTATCGATGGATTCGGCCAGCTGGAATTGAACCAGGTTGCCTTCCCTCGTGATGGTCGTATCGAAGCACAGTGTGCTTTGGGCGAAGATTTCGCAGAAGTACCCGCTGAGAACGGTATGCTTCTAGCTGTTGACAATATCAATCGTATTGTCAAGTTCCCTGTTGCCGGTGAAAAGTTCCCTATTGCTTTGAACTACAGCACCGAGCATATGTATGATGAAAGATACCAGTCTTTGAAGAACTTCAACATCAAGAAGGACGAAAAGTTTGGTTATTTCTATCCCCGTATGGGTTATCTATCTGTACAGGATAAGTTCACCACCAACTGCCTATGCTTCGACACCGACGAGTTCGCTGATGAAGAGGCACTGATGGAAGCTTATAAGCCTGAGAATTTGAAGGCTGCTCCTCTGTATGGTGGTATCTCCGAAATGGGCGCTATCAAGGTTTCTAAGACTGCTCCTACTGAGGGTCCTGTTCTGATGGCTGCTCTAGGCACTGGCGCCGGCTCTATGCCTGATGGTCAGTTCGCTATCAAGTTCCATGTTGTTGCAGACTAATCAAGGAGGTATTGTGTAATGGCTACTATTAAAGAACTAAAAGAGTTGGCTCTGCACGCTGTCCGTGGTACTGCTCCTGCTAACTACACTGCTGAGACCGTTGATGAGGCTCTGCGCGGCGAACTAGCTGCTATGTGTGATTCCATCAACAACTTCCAGCGCAATAAATATGATATTTTTGAAATTTTGATTACCGCTGCTGATGAAGTCGTTCCTAAGAAGGCTTTTGAGGTTATGGGTATGTTTGCTGAGATCAAGAACGTTCCTCAGGGTCAGAAGGCTCTGTTCCGTGTAAAGGGTCTAGGCAAGGACCGTGCAAAGAAGTTCCTAACTCGCGTTGGTCTATCTGGTCTTTACGAGACCTTCCGTCTAGATAACGAGACCTTCGAACTAGGCGCATACGCAATTGGTGGAGCTGCTAGAATTGACTTCGAGCGTTTCCTAGATGGCGCTGATAACATGGCTGACCTGATGGAAATCGTTACCGAAGGTTTGACCGACGCTGTATTCGGTGAAGTTCAGAAGGCTTTGATTGCTGCTAAGGATGCTGTTGGTCGTCCTGATGCTAACAAGGTTATTTCCGATAAATTCGAGAGCGACAAGATGTTCAAGCTGGTAAGTGTAGTTAAGGCTTACGGTGGTGCTGCTGTTATCTTCGCTCCTCCTGAGTTCGTTGGTGAAATGGGTCCCGATGCTATAGTTCCTGTTAGTGTTGCTGGCCAGCAGGCTGTTTACCATCCTAACGACATTGAGGCTATCTATAGAACTGGTTATGTGAATGTCTTCCGTGGCACTCCTATCGTTCAGATTCCTCAGTCCTTCATTGACCAGAAGAACGACAGAACTTGGATTAATCCTCAGTTTGCTTACGTTCTACCTGCTGGTAAAGAGAAGGTTGTTAAGATTGTCTTCGAAGGCGCTACTCAGATGTGGGATTTCATCAACCGTGACCAGTCTATCGAAATCCACACCTACAAGAAGATGGGTGCTGCTATCATGACCCACCACAATTGGGGTATCTATCAGAATACCAGCATTCCTGACACTTCCGATTTCCCCTACGGTATCTAAGTTTTTTCAAGGGGTGAGTTTACTCACCCCTTTTATTTTAATTTGAGTTAAAAGGAGAGTTCTATAATGAATGATAAAGTAATGGTTACAAGTATGGTCGGTGGCACTGTTAGCGCTTCTTCTCTGGAGCACAGAGTTTGGAATAAGAAGGGTCAGAAGTTACCTGTAAGTAAAGATGTTCTGCGCGAAGCTATTTACGAGCCTGGCGTAGAATATATGTTTAAGAATGGTATTCTATATATTGATGATATGGAGTTCAAGATTGAACTTGGCTTGGAAGCACCTGGTACTGAAACTCCCACTGAAGTTTTACCTGTTGATGACAAGTATTTAAATCGTGTCTTGAAGTTAATGCCAGTATCTGAAATGAAGGCCTCTATCGATAAAATGAGTATTGTTCAGAAGCAAGAATTAGTTGATTATGCTTCCAAGCAGAATGACATCTAGCTAGACCGTCTAGCTATTGTTTCTGAAAAATGTGGTGTTGATGTTTTAAAAACTATTGAATTGAACAGACAGAAGGAGGTATAATATGACTCCTTTTAGTAAGGTTTATGATGCTTTCTTGTCAAGAATCCTTGAGGATGAGTGGTAGCATTGGATGATGGAAGAAGCCAAACAAGATTGGTTTCAAATTATGACCAACGCTTTATCTTGGTTTAAATTTCCAAGAGTTTCTTTAGAATACGATGAAGAAGGTTTTGTAGACGATTTAAACAATGAAGAAATCCAAATTATAGCTGATTTTATGAAGTGTGAATGGTTGAATCGCTGTATCATGACCTGGGAAAATGTTAAGCCCTTATATGAAGAAAGAGACTTTTCTTAGGCTAATTTGCTTGATAAATTAAATAGTCTTTATAAGGCTCAAGAGGAGAAAGCGCGTTGGCGCGAAGCGACTTATTATCGCTCTAGAAAGGGTAAACCTTTCGATTTCTCTAAGTTGGCAGGTGGTAATTAATGGATAAGCAGATTAAAGAGGCTTATAACAACAAACTAAAAAGCAAACTATTCGGTTTGCTCTGTGAGAGAGAGAAGGGGCGCGATTGGGAGAAATTTCTCGATTCAATCTTGATTGAACTTATGGGATATAGCGAAGAAGAAAAGACCATCAACTACTACACTTTATATCACAAGTTATCTACTTTGAAATATTTAAGATACGAATATTTCAGAGGAGTTATTTTTGATTGTATGGATTTGATTTCAAAATGAATTATTTTGAAGATGTTTATTTAAAGCGTTTAAATCGTTATGGATATGATTACCAAAGTCGTGTTCAAGCATAGCGCGAGTAGGTTTTTGAAGGCTTGTTATTAAAGAGCATTTATAGAGTGGATTTTGTTTATGATAATGAAATGCATCCTGGCCTATTAGAAAGATACAAGCAAGATGAAACTGAAACTATGCAATATTTGCTCACTAGAGTGGGCCTTAATATGCCTAGCGGGACTGTATTAATGATTCCCGATAAAGATATGAAAGAATAGCCTTGGCTTGTTTATTGGTTGGAATCCATTAAAGCTAGTGGATATAATCGATATATCGTTTTAAAAATGACACATTTTATTACTTGGCGCGATCGTAGTGATATCGAGCGTTCTACTTGGTGTTATCTATATGGCCAAGAAGATAATATGTTAAAAGACGAAATCAGGTCAAGAAGTCGCTCTGACGTTATCTATGCTGAAAATTTAAAATCTAGTTTCTTTGTATGTCCTACGAATGAATTTATTCGTAAAGATGATTATATGGAAATTGGAGTTGGTACATTAAAAGAAGCTTATCGAGTAACAGGCTATGATATTATTTCAACTCCTGGAATTGAATATGTCACTGTAGACCCTGCTTATTTGAGAGACCACTCTGAGCCACCAATATAGAAAGAAGGAGACGACCCGGCTGCATTCTTCTGGTTAAATGGAGGCGTTGAATAATGGGCGTTAGAAATTGTCGAGAAATAGGTGAAAACTTATAGAAAATAGTCCAGCGACTTATGGCCAATGATAGATTAGTAAATTTATTATACTATACCGACAAAGACCCTCTAAGTCAGCCACATTTAACTTAGGAGCAGAAAAAAGAACTAATCTTTGAAAAATTGATAAAACTGACTCCAAGAATTGGTCCAAAGGAAGATGCAAAATCCATTATAGTGATTAAAGCAGTTAGGGCTAACAAATTAAATAGTAATACTGAATTTAAGGACGTAAAGATTCAAGTTGAGGTAATAGTGCCGTTAACTCAGTGGTTTATTAAAGATGTTAATTTGCGCCCATATCTTATTTTAGGTGAAATAGAAGAATCATTAAATGGAAAAACAGTAAATGGTTTAGGAAAAATGACTGGCGGAGATTTTGATACAAACTTTTTTACTGATGAAGTAAGCGATTTCGAACAAACCTTTTGGATAACTTCTTATGAGTAAAGAATTATTTTTTATTGGCGCGCCGGTCCAATTCAAAACTGGTGTTTAGATATATCCGCCAACATTGAAAGAAGTTATAACAAACTAGGGATATGGAAATTATTTAAGAGTATTGACTTACTCTCAAGAAGAAATAGAAGATATTTTTGTTAAAGAGAAAAAGGATTTGTCTAGCTTTCCAACTCCAATTGAGTTTTTATTGAATAATTGTTACCATAATGCAGATTATGAAAGAATTTGCAAAGAAGCTTTTAAGTTTTTCTTAAAAACAGATGTTGACTTTTTGTATGATAAAAAACTTATTTTAATTGGTAAGATAGAAGATGTTCTTAAAAACATTCGATCCTTAAATGACTTAGTTGTAATATCCGAAGCTGAGTTCTTTGATTTTTAGAATCTAATTCGTTTAGCTACTGATTAGAAACCAGTTGAGCCGCCTAATCCGAATGAACATCCTAGAATTAAAGCAATGAAAGCTAAAGCTCGTTACAGAGATAAGATTAAAGCTAAACAAGCAGCTAAAACTGGAATTACACTTTTTAGTACAATGGCTTCAATTTGCTGTATGGGCATTGGATTGACTCCACTTAATATCGGAGAGATAAGTTATGTGTCCATGTAGGCTATTTTGAATCAATATCAGACTAAAGAAAAGTATGAGATTGATATTGATAGTTTACTTGCTGGCGCAGACTCAAAAAAGATTAAACCCAAATATTGGATTAGAAATTTGGAAGAATAAAATAGGAGGCTTTTAAATGGCTAATATTCTTGATAGATATGGCATTAAGGAAGTTGCTGACGTAACCTTCTACGAGCTAAGCAACACTGGTATGCCTACTCATCCAGTTCTATACCTGGATACCTTGAAAGTTTCTACCATTGAGCAGACTGCTGAAGAAGCCGAAGCTCGCGGTGGTAAGGGTAACGCTGCTCTAATCGCTTGGGACTACGGTAAGGAAATCAACGTCACTCTGGAAGACGCTCTGTTCTCTGCTAAGTCCATGGCTATTATGTTCGGTAATGGTACTGTTAAGGATTTTGATTCTAGCAAAAATACTGAAACCGACGCTAATGCTGACTTCATTATGAAAACTATTCAGATTGTTCCTACTGAGAAGGGTAAGGACCCTAACGCTGATGCAGATGGTAAGTCTTGGTGGATTGGTCCTGACGGCAAGAAGTATGAAATGCTAAATGCAAAGTATTATGATGCAAAGGGCACTGCTATTGCAGCAACTGCAATGGAAGTTGGTCAGAGATATCTATGCACTTTTGACTTGAAGGCTACTGGTGCAGTTATCGAAGTTTCTGGTAACAGTTTCCCTGGCACCTATTATGTTGTTGGTGATACTTTCGCTCGTTCCGAAGCTTCTGGTAACGACGAAATGTTCCAGTTCATCATTCCTAAGGCTAAGGTTACTTCTGAGAATACTATCACTCTAGAGGCTGAAGGCGATCCTTCTGTCTTTAATATGAGTTTGAAGGTTTTGCGTCCTGCTGACGGTATTATGATGAAGCTGATTAAGTATGAGCTAAGTGGTGGCGATGATGTTGCTACTGATGCAGCTGCTAAGTTGGTTCACAACCACGTTTTGACTGAAGTAGCTGCTGGCTAATAAGTAAATAAGAATTTAGGAGGATGGCAGGTGTCATCCTCCTTTTCTTTTTAAGGAGAAATTTGGTATGAAAGTTTTATATTTATAATTTATTCTTTTTACTTAAATATAGAGGTGAGAGAATGATTGGTTTTATTTATAAATACACAAGTCCTAGTGGGAAATCATATATAGGACAAACAATAAAAACGGTTGAACAAAGAGCTAAATATACTGGAGAAGGATATAAAAAATGCCCAGTTTTTTATCAAGCAATTTTAAAATATGGTTTTGAAAATTTTACTTGTGAAATTTTAGAGTAGATAGAGGCACAAACTAAACAAGAACTAAAAGAAAAATTAAATATATTAGAGCAAAAATATATAATTCAATATAGAACCTTGGCGCCATTAGGTTATAACATTCGCTCGGGTGGAGAATCAGATTCTTGTTTTTCTAAAGAATCTAAGGTATGCGCTACGGGTTCTTAGCATTTTAATTGGCGTTCTGATTTAGACGAAGAAAAAATACGTCAATTATATGAATCTGGTTTAACTTTAAAGAATATTTCTGAATATACTGGTATATCAAAAGGAACAATTAAGCGTCATATATAGGATATGGGCATTTTAAAAGAAAAAAAATATAATCAACCAGTAGTAAAAATAGATAAAAATGGTAATATTTTAAAGAGGTGGGAATCAGCTTCTGAGGCAGAACGCGATGAAGGCAAAGGTAAAAATTCTATCGGAAGATGCTGCCGAGAACGGAGACGCCCATATAAAGGTATTACTTATCGTTTTGAAGGAGAGAGTTTGTAATGGATAATAATGAGTTTGGCTTAAAAGAGTTGACTGACATCACCTTAAAAGCTACTTATCCTATAGAAATGGCTGGTCGAAAATTCGAGCCAGGTGAGGTTGTGGCGCGATTTGATAAAATTCAAATTGCTAACTTCAAAGAAATTACTTCAAGAGTTAGCGCCAATGGTGGTTATGATAATCGCGCTCATGTGATTTGGGAGGACCCAAAAGAAATTCAATTAAATTTTACCCAAGGAATTTTTTCTGCTCGTTAGTTTGCACTATTGTGCAATTCGCGCCTTGTATATTAGCATCCAGAAGAATGTATATTAGTACCAGTTCATTTTAAAGGTGAAACTAATGAACATGGTTTAATTGAAGTGGGTAAGACTAACATTTCAAATGTTTTTGTATATGATGCAAAAACTTTTGAGAGAATTATTCCAACAGCAATTGATTTGGAAAAAGGCAAAATTATGGTTGAGCGACCTTTCACAGATATAGAAGTTGATTTTGATTATTGTTATCAAAATGGAGGAACTTCTTGTTATCTTGGCCGCAAACTGATTGAGGGTTATCTTCAACTTGAAGGTAAATCAAGAGTAAAAGATGATATAACTGGTAAAACTCGCACTGCGATTTTACGAATCCCACGATTAAAGTTAGTATCTGATTTAACAATGCGTCTAGGACGTGAGGCTACTCCGGTATTGGCGAATTTCAATGCCATTGGTTTACCTGTGGGTGGAAAAGGAAGCAAAAAGATTATGGAATTGCTTTTTCTAAACGATGATATAGATGCAGATATGTAAGTAAGTCAGTATTAGCTCTTGTGGGCTAATACTGATTTTTTGTTTATGTGAGGTGTAGTGAATGGCTGACAAAAAGATAAACTTGGAGTTTTAGGCTAAGGTTTCAACTGATGTTGGCAATGTAAAAACAATTATAGCTAATCTAAAAAATGAATTAGGAAAACTTTAGATTCCTGCTGGCGCGACTAAGGGATTTGAGCATAGTTTAAATAATTTAAACAGAGAAGTGCAAGAATTTGAAGCTTTATTGGCTGGCGGAGTTAGTTCTTTAAATGATACTCGCAAATTAGAAACTTCTTGGAAAAGAGTTACTACTATTTTAGATACCATTGGTGTTTAGATTAAGGATTTAGGACTGGCAGGCGATAAAATTTTCCCCAAGTCTGTAACCACTAATATTGAAAAAGCCAATAAAGCTATGACTGCATATCAGCAAAAAGTGGCTGCTATTAGAGAAACTCAAGAGTTCAAAGATAAGTAGGCAGGTCAAAGCGAAGCAGTAACCAAGCGTAATTAGGCTCAAGCTAATTTAGCCAGAGAAGAAAAAAGACTAAGAGATTTGTAGGTAGAATATGATTCAAAGAAGGCGGCCTGGGATAAAAACCGTGCAACGGAATATGCTGCATAGCAAAGTGAGATTGCTGAATTAACTACCAAAATAAATTAGTAGACTGCTGCGCTTGAATAGCAAAAAGAAGTTCAAAAGCAACTTGCTCAGCAAGGAGTTGTGACCCAAAAGGGCGAAATAACTGATAGACATTCTAAAGCATTTCCAAAAGTAGACGCTGAAATTGCTAGACTTAAGGAAGCAAAAAGAGTCGCAGATGAAGCTAAAAAGGCGGCTGAAGCTGAAGAAGAAGCAGCTAAAAAGGCTTAGTCTGTAGCACGCGGAAAAGTCACTAAAGCAAAGAATAAGCATGGCGAAAACAGTAAGGAAGTAAAAGAGGCCGGTGCTGCAAAAGTAGAAGCTGAAAATCGTTATGCTGAAGCTCACAAAAAGACCCTTGAAGCTATTACTTAGGTAGAGCAGGCAGAAAAGGACCTATAGACTGCTCAACAAACAAAAGCTGATTTATAGAAAAAGTCTTAGGAAGCCGAAAATAGCAAATCTTAGGTAGACGCTATTACCAAATAGAAAGAAGCCTTAGAAAAGCAAAGAGATGCTTTATAGACTAGCACCCAAGAGCATGAGAGATACAAGGCAAGTTTGGATAGAACTGAAAGTGCGCTAGAAGATTAGAAAACTAAGGTTGAAACTTATCGAACAGCGCTTAGTACTGCTACCACAGAAGTGCAGCGTTTTGACGCCGAATTAGAACAATTAGAATTAGATGGCTCCAAAACAGAATGGGAAGAGATAGTCCGAGTAGTAAAGGAATTTACTGGCGTTGACCTATCTGGATTCCAAGGAGATATGTCTAAAGTAACTTCCATACTTGAGCAATATAAGATGGGAGAGATTTAGAAATCTCCTGAAACTATGAAGAGACTTGCGGCGGAACTGCAAAAAGTTATTGCTCCTGCTTAGGGTACTAAGCAAGCGATAAATGGGCTTTCTGAAGAATTTAAAGAGCTTAATCGCGCAGAATAGGACATGGAGAGATTGAAGAACTAGGTTCTTGATTTCTTCTCTTTAAGTAATGCCATTCAGATTTTCAAAAATGCCATTCGTGATGCTTTTGAAACTGTTAAAGAACTTGATGCAGCTATGACTGAAACTGCGGTAGTTACCGATTTCTCTGTTGGAGATATGTGGGATAAACTACCAGAGTATTCTGAATAGGCTACTTAGTTGGGTACTTCTATTAAGAGTTTATATGAAGCAACCACACTTTACTATCAGCAGGGCTTGAAAACCGAAGCAGCTATGGGCGTTGGTATTGAAACCATGAAGATGGCGCGAATTGCCAATATGGATGCTGCGGCAGCAACTGAGGCTATGACTGCAGCATTGCGTGGTTTCAACATGGAAATCAATGAAACTAGTGCAACTCGTATTAACGATGTTTATTCTGAGCTGGCAGCTATTACTGCTTCTGACACAGAGCAAATTGCAACTGCTATGTCCAAGACTGCTTCCATTGCAGCATCTGCTAACATGGAATTTGAGACTACTGCGGCTTTACTAGCACAAATTATTGAAACCACTCAGGAAGCACCAGAAACTGCTGGTACTGCAATGAAGACTATTATTGCTCGTTTTACTGAGGTTAAGCAATTATTTAGTGAAGGTATGCTAACTGGTGAAGACGGTGAAGGCGAAGAGATTAATATCAATAAGATTGATGCTGCTTTAAAGACTGTTGGTATTTCTCTAAAAGACTTCTTAAATGGCACTAAAGGTATTGATGATATTTTCTTAGAACTAGCTTCTAAATGGAATAGTCTTGACCTAGCAACTTAGCGTTATATTGCTACTACTGCGGCTGGTTCTCGTCAACAGTCCCGTTTTATTGCTATGATGAGTAATTATGACCGTACCATGGAACTTGTTGAGGCTGCTAATAATAGCGCTGGAGCAAGTTCTGAGCAATTTGGTAAAACACTAGAAAGTTTAGACGCCAAGTTACAGAAATTACAAAATGCTTGGGATACATTTACTATGGGTTTGGCTAATAACCAAGCTATTAAAATTGCGGTTGATATGCTAACTGGCTTATTAAATATTGTTAATGACCTAACTGGCGCTTTGGGCAATGGCATTAGTGCGATATTAAAATTAGGCGCTGCTTTCGGCGCAATGAAGCTAGGTAAATCCTTCCTAGGTGCCTTGACCATTGGTTTAAATCCTAAAAATGATACTTCTACTCTACAAGCTTTGGGTATGGAGTATACGAATTTAGGAAAAGCAGCAACAGAAACTTGGGAAAAGATGAAGGCTAATAAGATAGGTAATTGGACTTCTGGTATTAGCGCCATGATTGGTCTTGTTGCAAAATTAACGGCGGAAGTTGGTAAACAAGCTGGATGGAATAAGCAATGGACTAATAGCCTAGAAACTGTTGCTACTGCCGCATCTACAGCAGCAGTTGCAATTCAATTCCTAAATATGGTAGGCTTGTCTAATCCATATTTTGCTATCGCGACGGCAATACTAGCTCTTGGTTATGCCATTTATAAAATAACTAGTGATATTAGCCATGCAAAATCTATTGAAGGTTAGATTGAAGCAGCAGAAGAACAAACTAGAGCTGCTGAATCTGCGGCTAATGATGCGCGAGAAGCCTATATGAATTTATTCAATATGGGCAATAGCTATACAGATACTCAGGAGAGATTGGCTGAATTAACTGAGGGTACTGAAGAATATACAAGAGCTTTAATAGACGCCAATAATCAAGTTTTAGCTATGATAGAAGCATATCCCGGCTTGTAGAAATATTTGAGAATGACTAATGGTGTGCTTTCTTTCGATGAGAGGGGCTACCAACAATACCTGGCTGACTTGGAGTCTGGAACTGTAAAAACACAAACAGCTACAATTGCAGCTAGAGCCAGTGAGGCTCAATTAAGATATAAAGAGAAATAGCAAGAAATTAGCATTGATTTTACTAATTGGATTAGTAATGAAAGCAACCATTCAGTCGAAGATTTAGATAAGATATTTGAGTTTTTTAGCTATGGAGCTATAGGTTTGGATTATGGCTCTTCTATTTTGGCGCTTCGTCTTTAGGAAGCTGGCAACTTAGAGGGAGGTCTGGCCGCCTATGCAAATCAATTTAACATTCCAGAAGAAACTTTACAATAGTTTAGCAGCTTTATTACTGAAAAATGGACTCAATCTGCAGAAGGATAGAGCTATTTTAGCAGATTGGAAGAATCACGATACAATGTAGATTCTTTGAATAATTAGATGGCTCGAGATATCGTTGATAACAGCATTATTTCAGACGAAGGAACTGAAAGTGTTATTGCAAAAATAATAGCAGATAAAATTGCTGTTGGCGATGAAGTTTAGTCCGAAGTCGACCTTATTAAAGATAAAAACTTAGAACAATTACAAGAAATGTATAAAGAAGTCTTTGGTATTGATTTTAGCTTAGTTGCTGATTCTTATATGACCGATGGAGAAGTTGATAGAGAAAAAGTAATAAATGCTATAGCGACAGAGCGTGCGCGGTCTACTTACGCTAATCAGGCTAAAGACTTAGAAGCTGGAATAGAATAGTATTTCAA